AAAGCACAACATGTGTCTAAAAATAAATTGGATACAGACTACTACGTTAAACATGCTACTAAAATTAAAGAATTGTTAGCAAGTCACGGCATCGAAGTTCCTGATATTGAGAATAGAAGCGCCATACTTAATAGGGAGCCTGTTCGTCTACAGCAAGGTGTATCAGAAGCCGAAGTAGACAGTGACGGATACTCTGTTGATCATGCTGACTCCGGTGAGTACGACTACGAAGGTGATCAAGCAAAAGATCAACTGAACACTATTGTACGTGCGGCTCGTAGACTTGACGGTATGTTAGATGACAACGAGAATATGCCAGAGTGGGTGCAAATGAAAATTACCAATGCAGCCGACTACATTGACACAGCCGCTGATTACATTGAATCCAATCAAGAACCTGAACTGGACGAGGGCGATCGAGTTGGCAACATGGATGCTGACAAATTTGACGCGGCTATGGCTCGTCTCAAGCAGTTGGCCGGCGCAGGTCCAATGAAAACAGTTTGGGATCCTGCAAAACGTGTGTATCGAAACGTTCCAACAGCGGTGCAACCTAAAAAATGAACACAGAAGATTCACTAGAAAAAACTGCGCCAAATCCGAACGAGTACCCAGTATATCCAGAGGATGACGGGCACGATCGTTTCCGCAATCCCTACTCACCAGTATAATGCTGTTAAGTGACTTTAGAATTCAAAACTTAGACAAACTAGATCATATTCTGGTGGATCTCTGTGCCATGGTTGTCAAAGGTCAACGTGAACATTCTAACCTAGGCATGGTTGCTGCCGCAGTGCTGGACCCAGACAACCGCTGTGTAAGTGCTATAAACCATCCTGCCAAAGACGGCCGACGTGTACACGCCGAACGTGCTGCCATAGATGCTTATATGGAACAGTATGGTGACATACCTTCAGGCAGCATCATTATCACAACACTGAGTCCTTGTACAGAGTACCACACTGAGATGGCCGATGACCGCTACAGTGAAAGTTGCACAGACTTGATCAATCAGTCCGGTGTACACAAAGTGTATGCTGGCTACGCAGATCCATCGCAGGACGAAACACGTAAGAAGTTTCATGTCAAGACCACAACAAACCCACGCATTCAACAACTGTGCAAGGCGTTTGCCGATACATTTTTAAAAGATCAACTGGATGAACTATCATTCTTGGGATCGCCATGTACCAAAGACTGCTCCGGACATCGTGCCGGATACGAATGGTCAAAGCGCAAAGGACTACGCCAAGGCAATTCACCCTGGTCACCAAGTTTTAACAAAGGTGCCGCATTGGCTGTTGCTGGCAAATAAAAGAACACACCTTAGGACCGGTACTTGTTACCGTAAGTGTGGGCCGGGTGCTGGCCTAGTGTAACGATTCGCTACCGTGAAACTAAAAGTGACCATTTTTACGCAATAAGTAACGGATGTCTAATCAAATGTTAGTGCCATTGCCTGTTACAGGAATACTGGATACCATTCCTTCTTTTCCTGGCTATGAATGGATTAAAAAATTATCCGATAAAAAAATCTATTTTGCATTATTTCAACGTTGGCCAACTCAAAATCTGCCGGCTGGGTACGATTATTATATTGTAAGTTTTCATTTAGAAGCGGTGGCCTTAGACTGGCTAGAAAAACAACAGGTCACTGGGCCAATTATTGTGCTGTCTGATGGGCAAAGTTATAATTTTAAAATCCCCAATGTTTATTTTTTAACATTTTTTTACTGGCACTATCAGTTAAAACAAATGCAAGAATGGTTTGGTATTGAAGAAAAAATCACGCCTAAACATAAATTTAGTGCGGTATGTAATCGTATTAGTCAAAGCAAGGTATGGATTACAACAAAACTGTTAGAGACTGCAAAACAGTCATCATTGATTGTGTTAAATTCCTGGCTAGAAGAAAAAAATGTACATGGTTGGCAAGCCACCGGCAATGCTAAACTAGATAATCTTACACAGACTTTTCGTGACTGTTATCTGGGCCTAGAAATAAAAATTGACAACTTTGATAATGCAACACAAAATCATCAGAATATAACTGGCAATCCGTGGCAACCGCTATATCAAGACTGTGCCATTCATTTTACTAACGAAAGTTTTCATTACAGTGGCATGATGATGAGTGAAAAATCATATATCTGGCCTGGCCCGTTTATTACAGAAAAAACATTAAAATGTCTATTAGGTAGTACTGCTTTTATCCCAGTGGGTCAATTTGAAACTTATCACACTTTAGAAACGTTAGGAATGCAATTTAATTACGGATTTGATACCGCTTGGGATTTAGATCCTGGTAATTTATCTAGGGCGGCAAGTATTATTGATTTGATTGACAATTTGAATCAACACAGTGCAGAAGAATTGTCAATCAACACGCAAGAAAGTAACAGATACAATCAAAATCATATCGTGTCTGGTAAATTTTTTGAACAGTGCCAACAAAAAAACAATGAATCAATTGCTCAAATTTTTAATTTAATCAGTTGACTTTTCAAAATAATACTGTATAATAGTATTTTTACGGAGGACTTTATGTCAGCAAAAACATTCAACGGCGACCAAAAACTCAAACTCACACAAATCATCAACGAAGGCATGCAGGTCATGCACGAGATTGATACACTCAATGGTGGACTCAATGATACCATCAAAGCCATTGCAGAAGAACTAGAAGTTAAACCTGCTATTTTGAAGAAGGCTATCAAACTAGCACACAAGGCCGAGTTTGGTCGAGAGAAACAAGATCACGAAACACTTGAAACAATTCTTGAGACTGTTGGCAAAACTCTATAAGTACTGTTTTACAACAGCGAGTCGTTCCCGTAAGGAACATGAATCACGGCTTACCGGCCACAAACGGAGACTATGAGTTATATTGACGCACTATTTGATCGTGAGCACGATCGCATTCACGTTGTAGAACGCCGAGACGGCGTGCGTAGGTACCAAGAGTATCCTGCAAACTACATCTTTTATTATGACGACCCTAGAGGCAAGTTCCAAAGCATTTACGGAACACCTGTAAGTCGCTTTTCGACACGCAACAACAAAGAGTTCCGCAAGGAAGTTCGTATGCACTCTAGCAAGCAATTGTACGAGAGTGATATCAACCCAATCTTTCGTTGCTTAGAAGAAAACTACAAAGACCAAGACGCTCCAGAACTCAATGTTGCATTTTTCGACATTGAGGTAGACTTTGATAAAGAGCGGGGTTTCTCGCCTGTGGAGGATCCATTCAATCCTATCACTGCAATCTCAGTCTACCTAAACTGGTTAGATCAATTGGTTACACTGGCAGTGCCGCCCAAGGGCTTGAGTTGGGAAACTGCACAAGAGCTTGTTAAGGACTTTGACAACACTATCTTGTTTGATCGAGAAGAGGATATGATTAAAACATTCCTGGACTTGATCGATGATGCAGATGTGCTGTCAGGCTGGAACTCAGAGGGCTATGATATTCCCTATACTGTGAATCGTTGCACTCGTGTGTTGAGCAAAGACGACACACGCAAGTTTTGTCTATGGGGACAACTGCCTAAGATGCGTATGTTTGAACGTTTTGGTAGCGAAAGTCAAACATATGACTTGATCGGTCGTGTGCATATGGACTATATGCAATTGTATCGCAAATATACATACGAAGAGCGCCACAGTTATAGTTTGGACGCCATTGGCGAGTACGAACTCAATGAGCGTAAAACACAGTTCGAAGGCACACTTGATTCGTTGTACAATCAACACTTTAAAAAGTTTATTGAATATAACAGACAAGATACTTTGTTGTTGCACAAACTGGATCGTAAACTACAGTTCTTATCACTAGCAAGTGAACTAGCACATGCCAATACTGTGTTGCTTCAGACCACAATGGGTGCTGTGGCAGTGACTGAACAGGCCATTATTAATGAAGCCCACGAACGTGGCATGGTTGTGCCCAACCGCAAGCAACGCCTTACAGATGACGACACACAAGCCGCAGGTGCGTATGTTGCGTATCCTAAAAAAGGCCTGCATGATTGGATTGGCTCAGTTGACATTAACTCACTGTATCCTTCTGCTATTCGTGCTATGAACATGGGACCAGAAACAGTGGTGGGACAATTGCGTCCCATCATGACTGACCATTATATCAAAGAAAAGATTGCCAAAGGTGCAAGTTTTGCGGCTGCCTGGGAGGGCTTGTTTGGCAGTTTAGAATATACTGCTGTAATGGAACAACAACGTGGCACAGAAATCACAATCGACTGGCAGGATGGCACAGAAAGCACACACTCGGCAGCAGAGATTTGGACTATCATGTTTGACTCTAATCAACCTTGGATCATGAGTGCTAACGGAACTATTCTTACATATGAGAAGAAGGGTATCATTCCTGGCTTGCTGGAACGCTGGTACAGCGAACGTAAAGAACTGCAAGCCAAAAAGAAAACAGCCAAAGACAAAAAAGAAGAAGCATTTTGGGACAAGCGACAACTGGTCAAGAAGATTAATTTGAACAGTTTGTATGGTGCTATTCTTAACCCTGGTTGCCGATTCTTTGATCATCGTATTGGTCAGTCAACTACACTAACAGGCCGTGCCATTGCCAAGCACATGGATGCACACATTAATGAATGCATTACAGGCAAGTATGATCACACAGGCGACGCAATCATTTATGGTGACACAGACTCTTGTTACTTTACTGCATGGCCAGTGCTGAAGAAGGAAGTGGAAGAAGGTCGTATGCAGTGGAGCAAGGATACTGCTATTGCACTGTATGACAGTATTGCTGACCAAGTCAATGCTAGTTTCCCGGGCTTTATGGAACAGGCATT